TGGCTGCCGAATATCAAGAACAAAGCCGTGACTATTGTACGAAATCCGGCATACGAACAGGCAGGCTACAAAGCAGGGGTGGGCGCGTCATCAGATTCAATTCATCCAAACGAAACAATCGGAGGAGAAAACAACACTATGGAACCAAAAGACAAAGGCGTACCTGACGCAACATATACTCAGGATCAGTTAGACATCGCGGTTGCGGCTGCACTTGACAAGCAAGCAAAAGACAGTCAGGCCGCTTTGTCTGGAATGATGCCAAGAGCAGAGGCAGAGAAAATGATAGCTGCTGCGGTAGAAACAGCAAAGACTGCTACTATAGAACAGCTAAAGAAAGAACGCTTAATAACCGAACTGGTAGAACTCCAGACCGGAGCAGGCGTGTATAAAGCAGAAGAGATGCCCACATACAGGAAATCCCTGGAATGCAAAGCCTCAGCAGCACTTGAGTCGGAAAAAGAGTTTGTCCTGAAAATGAAGGCAACCCTGGAAACAAAAGCCACAGAAGCGGGCGCAGGAAAGTTCACAAAAGCAGAGATCCCGGCAAAAGGCGCAGCAAAAACAGGCTTTACCGTCGGGCGCTATGACGGAAAAGGATACCAGGTGAAATAATGGTATATACAGGATACGTTAAACCCACGAATAAACTCGTGGCAGCGGGAAAACCGCCAATCGTACAGGAATTCAAGATCGAAACGGTCGCCAATATGTACCCGGGCCGCCTTGTCAAAAAGGGAACAAACCAGGACGATATTGCAGTAGGCGGAATCGGTGGAGCTTACGGCTGGCTCGGTCATGAACACACAAGACCGGATTACAGGCCAAGTGATGTGGATACGATCTATAAAGTCGGTGACTTCGCATCAGTCCTGAAGGGCGGCGGATTCGCACCAGTCGCAAGCCTGGCAGCAGGCTTCTCGGTAACCAAAGACGATAAGGTCGCAAACTGGTTAAATGGTCAGGTCATGGGCCCGGTATTTCCTGCGCCGTCAAGAGGAGGGCTGGCCCTTAAAATCCCATTCACGAAACACGCTTCAGTATATGATACCGGGATAGACATTCCGGCTGGTATGCTGGTAATGGATATTTTCGTGGACGTTACCACGAACGTAGGCTCATCCACAATAGATGTGGGGTTCATAAACGCAGGGGAATCAGGAGATCAGGATGGTCTGCTTGACGGGCTATCATGCGCCGCTGCGGGCCTATCATATCCACTGGAGTACAGCACCACAGATGGAAACATTACTCTGGGTGTACTCCTCGGAACGCATATAAAATCAGCCGATTCCTCAGCAATATACTTCATGAGCAGGAAGCCATACGTAACTGACGGCACAATCAAATCTCTGGTCTATACCACAAGCAACGATGATATCGCAGGCAATATCTATGTAGTCCTAGCATATCCCGGATTCGCGATAGTAGGAACAGCAGGAGAAACAGTCGATGCAAGTTCAGCCGCAGCCGACCTTATTGTAGAGAGCGTGATCTAAATGACAGACAATACATTATACGCCTTTGGCGAAGAGATCGACACCCAGCTTGTTGAACCTCTCAGAACGGTCCTGGTTGGCAGGAAACTTGTGAACATTCCCAATACGCCAAAAGGATTGGGCGTTACTTCCGTGAAATGGAATGTACTCGCAGAAATGAGTGGAGGCAATGTAGGCTACACATTCGCAAATACGAATGAGGATACCATGAATGCCACGCCTCAGACTGCAAGAACTGTCATTCACTGGAAGGACTTCTCGATTGACAGGGGCACATACGAAGCATGGAAACTCAACGGTGAGGAGTTTGATGCAATGGTCGCGCTCAGCGCAGCTTATGTAGCCGCCAAGGTTGAGGATACCACGATCATCCAGGGTGTCAAGAATGATGGATCGAACTATGATATCAATGGCTTATATAATGCCGCAGGAAATGACTACAGCACCTCAAAGGACTTTGCCACTTTCGGAAATGCAACAATAGCAGTTGGTGGAGCACTTGACCTTCTGGCAGCCGATGATATCCCGACAAACATTCCGTTCAACCTTCTGCTCAACCCCACACAGAGGGGAGAGCTCAGGGTAGTACGGAGCACAAGCGGGATCAAGGAAGAGCCTGACGTTCTGGCAATGTTGAATGGCGGCGATATCATTGAATCCACCATAGTAACCGCAGGAACGGGTCTGTTGCTCCCGACCCCGGCAGCACAGCGCCCATACTTCGATTACTGGCTGGGCTGCGACTGGAAGACCGAGCTTGGAATGAGCTCAGAGCACCCGGATACCGGCCCAATAAACGGTCGCGTATACAGCGCAGGCCGTTTGAGAATGAAAGAGAGTAAAGCACTCAGCAAATTAAGCGCGATTTAAGTCGCGCTTACCTTTTTTTTAGAAAAACGGAGGACCAATGGAAACAGTAAAAGTGAACGTAAGCCAGCTAAGGCTCGGCAACGAACCCTGGCATAATGAAGTGAGAACCTACAGGAAGGGCGAGATAATCACAGGAATTCCAGAGGAAAAGGTAAGATCTCTCGGCACAAGCGTAGCGCTAATCCCTGAAACCCCTGAAACCCCTAAACTTCAGACCACAAGCATCGAAGAGATCCCTGTAGAGTCACCAAAGAGCCCCGAAGTGAATGAGAATATTGAGAAGCCTATAGAAATACCTGACGTATCAGAAGAGATGCCAGAGCCAGAGAAGCCAGTAGAGAAGCCAGTAGAGAAGCCAGTAGAAAAATCCGGTACGAACCAGAACCAGAGAAGGAAAAACCGCTAAGCTTATCCGGGGGTAATCATGGGATACTCAACAGTGCAGGACGTTGTAGATGCAACAGGCACAGAATTAGACTCCGCTATAATTGGCAGGCTCATTGATTCAGGAGATCGGAAGATCAGAACCCGGCTCAGAACTGAGAATATGAGTTATAGCTTTGGTGCCGTGCCTGATGAGATACTTGAGGCCAGTATCCACTATGCAGCCGCCCTGGTAATGCAAAGGCACATGGTTGACGGCACGCTTCCCTCCAGCCAAAGTATCTCAGGCACAAGCGCTTCGGTAGATGCAGGCGGAGTATGGGATGAGCACAACAAAGCAGGCGATAAACAACTGCAGGATTACATAGACCGGGCAGGGGAAAGAACCAGTTGTTATCATGTGTGTGGTATAGAGGGTGAACGCACGGGCGATTATCGCGTAATGACTCAGGATGAGCAGGAGGATAATTGATCTTAGACCTTTCGGATGATTACGTTATAGAGCTATTCTTAGGCGCAATGGTTTTGATTGGAACAGCTATTGTTCATTTAATGCGATTGGGGATAAAAGAGATAAAGCTCATGCGAGAAAACCTGGATACTCTCAAAGTTGCTGTCAACAACATAATGATACGCATGAACTTATGCAAAAAGTGCCCCAAACTACCAGAAGAGAATTTGATAACTTTAAAAACGGAAGAGTGAAAATGTTTGCAGGTTTCCGTTGGCCGTATTCAATCATCTATCAGGAAATCACAGCAGGCCATACAGACCAGACAACAGGTGATTGGATACCGGAAACCATCACAGAAAAGACAATAACGGGCGCTATTATAACAATAAAGGAAGAGGAACTGCAAAGACTCGACCCGGGTATATTCAAATCAGGAGATAGGAAACTCTTAGGATTCAGAGCCGATAATATCCTGCCAGGCAACAGGCTTATAATCTCAGAAGATGGCGCCGGAACGGAAACGGAATGGCTCATAATCAGTAAACAGGAATCACCACGGGCAACCTTCAAAAGCGTGAAATTAGACTTTGATACTTTTTATCTTAGCAGGAGAACATAATGTCGAAAAAACAACATGGAGCAAACAGAAGTGTTTTGGCCTCAATTCATCAATGCCAGGACCCGACATACTTAAACGGAGCAGGATGCACAAGATTATGCCAGAGCAGGAAAACATGCAGAATAAAACGCACCCCATTTCTAATACAGGCGCGCAATTACAAAACCACGCATGAAAAGGACACGGTATTAGACGGGGTGTATGTAGGGATCTATACTATCGAAGTATCCGCTCCAGACGAATACATAAACGAAATAACTGGCGCTATAGATTAGATTTGCTAATTTGCTATCCCCTTGCATACCAGTATCGGATAGCAGATTAGATTTTTTTGAGTATATATAGGCCATTAGGTTAAAAATTAACCTTTTAACTTTTATTTATAAGATTAAAACTCAATTACTGGCTCGTGACTTTCATCCTAAAAAAGCGTGAGCGATATTTTCTGGCAGAAAGAGTTAAAAAATCAGATCGATGGACAAATAGAATACTTCGTCCAGCGACCACGGAAGAGATAGAAGCATACGAATCATCGCGGAAACTTGGTGATGACCTGACATCGTTGCCCTGTACGTACCCGGAATGCCATAAACCCGTGATACTTCCACGCGCCCAGAAACGAAGATTCCTGACAACATATCCGCTCCGGTATAATCGTCTGGTTCTGGTATATTGTTCCCAGGAATGCCAGGATAAGCACAATAAGTTATTAAGCAGGAGGAAACCCCAGAATGTCAGTCAAGGACACTAACCGCATTCCGATCATTCTCAGTAAGATGAATGAAATATTATTCCGTGTAGGAAAAAAAGGGGGCGCAGAACTTGAAAAGAAACTGGTAGACCGGATAGACGAACAGGATTCCAGGTGGCCCAAATTAGCGGAGTCCACAATCAAAGCTAAAGGAAGCTCAAAAGCATGGGTGAATACGAGCGAACTTAGGGGTTTAATCACACACAAGGTGACTATCGGGCAAAATGGTGTCAGGGTCGAGGCAGGAGTATTTAATCACACAAAAGGAGATATCGCACAGATCTTAGAATATGGTACCCTGGACGGCTCAATTCCAGCAAGACCTTTATTCAGGCCAGTGTTTGATGAGAATATCCAGGCATTGGAACAAAAAGTAAAAATATGGTTGACAGCAGAGCTTCTTAAAAAATAACAATTAACTTTTATTTATAACTGCCGCGCACCAAAACAGGGTATAGAGGCAAATCGAGGATAATATGATATTAGCACAACAGGAGACCCTAAAATGGAACTAACGGAAGTCAAACTGGCAATAATCGCAATAGTAATTCTTGAAGTCGCAGTGGGGGCGCTGGCGTTCCTGGGCGGTAAAACCTTTGATATCGGCACACTCGGTATGGGCATAGCAGCCATAGCGGGTCTTGCAGGATACGATACAAAGAAGGTGACATAAGTGTCTGAGTACGAGGCAAATGACTGGGAGGGTTCGAATCAAATTCCCGCGAACTCCAAAACAATGAGTAAAGAGGAAGCGGCTAAACTCGCTCTTCTAGAGGATGGGGTAGCCAAAAGTGTAAGACTGATGGATTTCAATCTGAACAAACTCGACAGGATTCTTGAGTGGGGCAGCAATACCACTATAATCTTCAAAGGGAGTAACGAAATCGGTCTGAAAGTGGGCACAACATACTTTGCACCAGATGCAGACATAACGATCAGCACCGCAACTGATTTGGATATAGGTACAATCAGCAATGGAAAAGACTATAGTGTATATGCTTGCAACAATGCTGGAACTCTTATATTCAAAATCAGCCTTGCCAGCACCTATCCTGCTGGATATACCGCAGACAATTCACGAAAAATAGGCGGATTCCACACACTTTCCGTAGCCGTTGGAACTATATCGGGCCATACACTCACAGGATACCTGGCAAATGACATCCTTCCACAGTCAGTATGGGATTTGAAACATCGACCCAGAAGCAACCCGGCAGGAATGGTGTTTTCACCAGGCACACAGAAATGGGTTGATATTTATCTTGCATCGGGAACAGGCGCAAATACGGCATCTGCGTATGGTGGAACAATTTCCGACACGCGTGACTGGATGAGTTTTGTGGACGATGGGCAGGCAGTGAGCAAACGTTTGCTAAGCGATTTTGAATTTCAGAGTATTGCATCAGGAAGCAACGAAGAAACTAATATTACCGGCTCAGCAGATCCCGTCACAACAGGCGGTCACGTTGATACTGCCGCGCGCAGGATGATCAGCAACATCGGCTGTGAAGATTGTTGTGGTGCAATGTGGCAATGGCTGATAGACCAATCGTTCCAGTGCAACCCAGACGGCACGGTCATAGCGGCTGCACAAACACTCACGATCACACACGTAGCCGCTCCTGAAGGAAACCCAATATACCTTAAATATTCAACCGCAGGCGTTCCGTATCTATGCTGCAATATGGCAACAGATGCCGTTGATAAGATTATCACATTCGGGTCAACTTATACCGTAAGGATATTACATGATGCAGCCGCAGCAAGCGGAGGACTACAAGTATATTTCGACGAAGATGCAACACAACCGGCCAGGCTGTTATGCGCTTTACCTGGACTGAAAACCGAATACCTCAGAACAAATAACCCAAATTTCTGGCTACCAATAACGTACAATGCAGCACCAGCTACACCCGGAGTTGCGATTAAATTCGATGATGCAACCCATGAACGATTGGAGTTCATCAGTCCAACCACAACGAACGGGACATTGGATACCGCTCTGAATAGTCAAGCCTGGGCAAACTACGACCTGCCTGGCGCACACGGATCTCTATATCGGCAGGGCACTTACGGGGATGTGAAGCTCCTTGCGGGCGGTTATTGGAATCACGGGGCGAATTCGGGGTCGCGGTCGCGTCATGCGAGTAACTATCGCTGGAGTACGTATGCGAATGTCGGTGCTCGTCTTCTCGCGGAGCCACTTTGAACGGAGAACGCAGAACGGAATGCGAAACGCGAAAGCGAAATAACAGTAACAAATGTTACAGGTTGATGGGTTTAATAGTACACTCCATGCAGGCAGTAATTGGAATAACGGGACGAATTCAGGGTCGCAGTCACGTAATGCGAATAACTATCGCTGGAATACGAATACGAATATCAGTGCTCGTCTTCTCACAGATCCAGGAAATACTAACAATAACTCGCGGAAACTCCTGGCTGAACTCATCAACCCTGTCGAAAGGCAAAATACACAACGGAGGGAATAACCAGTTAGTACCAAACAGGGAAAATTGGTTGTTCTAAAAAATCTATGAAGAGACACGGATATCTTTTCGGAAAAATCACAGAAATAGACAATATCAGGTTAGCTTATAAAAAAGCACGAAAAGGCAAAGGCTGGCAGGATACCGTAAAACGATTCGATAAAAACCTCGAAGATAATCTGAAAGCTATCCAGAACTCTCTAATCGATAAGACGTTCACCACATCAAACTATACCGAAAAGACCATTCATGAACCAAAAAAGCGAATAATTTACAAATTACCGTTCAGTCCAGATCGGATAGTCCAGCATGCTATCATGAATATCATCGAGCCGATATGGAATAATCTGATGATCTACGATAGTTATTCATGTCGTACAGGAAAAGGAATCCATGCAGCAAGCAGGCGCACGATGGAATACATCAAAAAAGTTAATCCTGGTTATTGTCTGCAGATGGATATTTCTAAGTTCTACCCGTCAATAAACCATGATATCCTCTTCAAAATAATTCAGAAAAAAATAAAATGTAAGGATACACTTGACCTGCTTGAGAACATTATTAACAGTATGCCGGGAAATAAAAACGTTCCAATTGGCAATTACACGAGTCAGTGGTTCGGCAATCTATACATGCACGAACTTGATGAGTTTCTCAAACAGGAAGTGGGCGTTAAGCATTATATCCGGTACTGTGACGATTTTATACTCCTGCATAAAGACAAAACGCATCTACACGAACTGGCCGTCATAATAAAAGAATTTATAACACAGAAACTCGATATGTCATTAAGCCAGTCAGACATATTCCCTTTGTCGCATGGAATAGATTTCGTGGGATACCGACATTTTCCTAAATACGTTCTTGTCAGAAAGTCCACAGCTAAACGAATTAAGCATCGGTTACAAAAACTACCTCATCAGTTAGAAACCGGAGAAATTACTTCAGAACAGCACTGTTCCACAATAGCTTCTACATTGGGCTGGCTCAAGTGGTCGAACAGCCATAATTTAAGACAGAACCTCGATATTGATAAATTGTGGGGAGAGATACACATTGCCCAATAACAGTTATCCCAAATTCAGCGACTTTGCAACAGAAAAAGGACTATTGGATGGTGATAAAAGGAGGATAGACGACGTATTAAATCAGGAAATCTTATTACTTAATTTCAAGATTAAAGATAGTAAAAAAAGGCAGGGTACATCATATGCAACAATTCAATTCAAACAGAAGGATATAACGTATATTATATTTTCCGGTTCTTCGGTTTTAATTGAGCAGTTAAATAAATATAAAGAAAAATTGCCGTTTTATACGACAATTAAAAAAATAGATAAATATTATACTTTCGCATGAGGAGGAAATACATTATGAGAGGATTCCCAAGACACATAAACAGCAAGCAGGATATCGACCAGCTAATAAGAGATTGTCCGGGGTTAAAACCTAAGGTGCATGAATACCTAACAAGGATATTAGAAGAACCGGACATGGTAACACAGGCAACCACACCAATTGATCCAGAACACCCGGAAAACGGGTATAATACGATCCTAATCCCGAACCCAAATCCTCTATGGAAACAATTAGGGTATCAAGATAAAGCTGAAGTAACCGCAGCTCTAAGCACAACATCCGAGTAATATGGCAACACCGACGCTCTTATCCGGGGTCATAACCTTGAATGGAGTACCCCAGATAGGCGTATCCGTTACTATAGGGAATGTAACCAGAGGAGGCAGCGATACCATCACCACGAATAGTAGCGGTTATAGCTATGCTGACCTTGCAAATCTTCCCAACGGATATGTAGCAGGCAATATAATACGGGTGTCGTATTTATATAATCAAACCGAGTTTGTGCCCACGTATGGAACAGCCAACACGAAAAACCTGGTGATCTTTGTACCAGCTCTGCAAGCCCTAAAAAAAGCGATCTATCGATCCATACCAAAAACCGCAAATGTCGGTATAGATACTCTACCCATTGCGGTTGAATATGCTGACAGAATGATTAAAGCGCCAGCCAAAACATCATATCCTTACCTGACCCTTTCATATTTTGCAGATGGAAAAGATATCCGCGCAAGCAGCGCAAACCAATTGATGGAAACAGAACTGGTAGATAATGCAGACGGATACCACGATACAAAACTGACAATGGGTAAGAGAAACAGGATCACACTTAGCATTCAGTGCCGAGCAATGGATTCAGGTGTAAACTCTAAAAACGATATTCTGGAACAGATGTTATCTGATTTGCAGATATGGGCAATGCGTGATTTGCCGGATGCTCTTTCCCCATTTGGCGCTGTTGTGATAGAAGATATGCCCATACAAAGGCTAAACTTCAATCAGGGTGAAGAAATAGTCCATGCTGCATATGATATTATTATCCGGTATCCGGTCACATATCAAATAGTGGTTGGAACAATCGAAACTATGGATACAACTGTCAATATTCCATGATTTTTTAACTTTTATTTATAACACCAGCGCACAATTTTTAGTATAGGTGATTAAACATTCCGACATCTAAAACAGCAATAACAATAAATTTGCAGGACGCTACAGCAGCAATGCCTGTTGAGACGTTCGGAGAAGTGCTTATAATTGGCCCGGATGCAACAGCCACGCATTATGGTGTGTGTCAGTATTATGCAAATCTGGCCGCAGTGTACGTTGATTTTGCCAGCACCACAACAATCGGCAAGGCGGCAGCAAGCGCATTTGCGCAGGGAATCCCACATATCAGGGTGATGAACACATATTCAGGTTCAGCGAACAACTTCCCAACAGCTCTTGCAGCGCTGGAGACGAACCAGGAAAAATATGATATAATGGTTCCAACAGAGTTAATAAGCTACACAAATTTCCATTATTTGGCAGATCATGCAATTGCGTACAAGAAAGTTCTGATCTGCCCCATGGTGAACAAGACCGCATCGCTTACCGTGACTGATTTCCAAAACATGGCATATCTGACAGCCACGGATGAAACACAATATGCGATCTGCTGGGATGGAAGCACCTACACACCGGGACAACTGGCGGGTGCAGTAGCTGGGGTAATTGCAAGCAAAAAGCCCTGGGTGCCCCCAGAATGGGCGGGAGTCTCCGGTATAT